ATAGTGAACTTAGACATGCGCATGGAAACTGGGTCATATTCAACATCAACAATATCGAGACCATCATCCAGCTCAGTTGAGATTAATCCACGTGACGCAAGATCATCGATATAGCCCTTGGAAATCATTACCCGGCCAGTGGCAGATAATATTCCTGAATTATTGATAACCTCTATTGCAAGATATTTGTAATCGGAGTCTCGGTAATAAGCACTTGACCCAACCGGAATATTTCCAGCGTCTGCATCAGCCTGCGCAGCCGCCAGCGAGGGAAATTCGCGGATTGTACCGGTTATAGCCGCTGTCCCTGGCTGCTTGGCCTGCAATACGGCCACGCCTGCTTTGTTTTGATACTGCCATGCAGCGGAAAGCGCATCTGGGCCCTGGGCTACCCAGAACGACTGGCCATCAGTAGTTGCTGCCAGCCCTGCAATGGTGCCATCAGGATCGCTGGCAGTCTTATAGAACGTGAACTTATTCTGTGCATATTCAGAGGCATTAGATGCTGCTGTTACAGCCTCATCTCTTGCAACTCCCGCCTCTGTTGCATATTGCAGTGAATTTTCTTCTGATGTAGCCGCGCTCTGCTTGGATAAAAGAGCTGATCCAGCTGCATCCTGGGCTTGCTGGGCGGCAGCACTAGTATCCTGATATCCTTGCTCAGCCTCCAGCATGTATTGTTTGGCTTCTGCGGCACTAACGGCGGCATCTGCTGCTAATTGAGCAGTTTTTTGCGTTTCGGTGATTGTCATTTTTTATTCTCATGAATATTCATAAATTATCACGATGCCTTCTTTCCCCCGGGCGCCATTCACTGCCGGAGAGGATGGTCCTTGTGAAGAGCCAGATGCGCCTGAACCATATGCCTGTCCATCAATAGCCGGATCTCCAAATGATGGCACCCATCCCCCGCCTCCAAAAACGCTACTTGCCCCAGGTGATCCGAGGAATGACTGGGTTGCGTTAGCGTATGCAGGTGTAGATGGGGCTCCTGGAGAGCCTATGATATTGGCACCGGAAGGAGCGCTTGATGCGACATTACCCTGAGGTAGAAAAGGTGGATTTGCTGGTCCGGCAGACGGCCCTCTTGTTCCGCCAGGCGCAACCATTAGCGATCCAAATGAGCTTGAACCACCAACAGAGCCAACCGGAGATGCTGCGGTGCCTCCCTGCCCGCCAGCGCCAACAACGATGCTAATGCTGGTGAAATTTATTGAAAATCTACCCTTAGCATATGAACCGGCCCCACCACCTGAAACTATTGACACCTGCCCTGCTCCAGTGGCTGGGGCAGCATCGCTCCCACCACCACCGCCAACCATTTCAACAACAACCGACTTAGCACCAGGGGTTGGCGTATAAGTGCCGGATGATAAAAATGTCTGCACGTTCAGGAGTCGTCCTGAAGAATAATTAATCCATCCAATACCGCCAGCATCAGGATTTGTCGTGTTATTTTCGATAGTGCTTTGCCAGAATCCATCCCTGGCTGAATTGATAAGAATTGCGCCTTTTGGGTATCCACCGATAGCTGCCGAAAATGCAGAGTCGAATGTATAGAAACCTCCGGCTTGCTCCCATTGAAGGCGAGTATAGGCATCATTAAAAATCCCATTAAAATCCTGCCCCTTTGGCGGCTTACCGCCAGCAGATAGAGCGATGCGGGTAAGCGGAGGAAATCCTGAGTCCATCGCGGCAAGGCCATCAGCCAACGTTTCAGGGGTGGAATTTACCGGGATCGTGTTTTTGTCACCACTCGCAGAAAAAACAACCGTCAGACGTGACGGCATGGCTGAATTGTTCAATTCAGACCTCCTGAACGATGTTTACTTTTACCCCAGGCGGGGAAGGAAGTGCTCCGGAGCTTTGCACTATGGCCAGCTCCGAATCGGAAAGCTGGAACTCGAATACGTAGCTCATGACATGGTTGCCATCGTCACGCACGTAAGCTCGCCCACTGGCTCCGAACATGTACATCAGCATGCGATTCATGACCGGCACGGTGCAGTCGCTGATGTTCGCCATCGCTTTGCACATGATCAGCTTGCGGTATGCCTCATTGGTCAGGACGACAGTGTTCGTGTCCTGCACGCCGGTATAGAAAGGAGCCTGGTTAAAGGGTTGCGGGTCGGTGAGTTCTGCTGGGGTGCTTGTCGCTTCGCCAAACCCCAGAAACTGCTGGGATGGCGTCACAGTCAGCAAACGCTCTACATCAACGATTTTACCCCAGCACATCAGCCCGTAATCGCCGCAGGTCTCGATGTTGAATACGAGGTCATAGAACGTGTCTATCCAGTCCTCTGGCGCTACAGAAGCGTTAAAGGTGTCAATCAGTGACCGCAGGCTGGTTGAGTTCACGTACTGCGCGTAGATCGTCCAGTCGACATTATTCACTTACCGCCTCCGTTATGATGTTTGTTGCATCGAGGGTCGGTTCCTGATCAATGCCCATGGTCAGCGCACTAGACCAGGTGGTTCCGTCCAGAGAGATCTGGACCGAAAGCACGTTCATGTTCTGTGCATCAAGCGCCTGAATGGGTCCGATATAGCGGCTGCCATAAATTCGCGCGCCGGCACGCGCCCGGGGACCGCCATCTGCGCCGGTGAAGGCATTCAGGACGACCGCTCTGATCTGCGCGTTGATATCTGACGGAAGGCCATCATTCGCTTCGTATTCCACCTTGATATGAACGCTCACCGCATCCAGCGTTTTCCACCTGTAGGTGTACTCCGGATAAGGGGCGTCATAATTTTCGGTATCCTGCACGGTCCCGGTGGTGTCACCGTTCATAACGGTGCCCGGGGGAAGTTTTTTATTGATGGCCGCTGCAATGTCTGCCACTGCCCCGCCATAAACCCCGATATAAATCGAGCTGGCAAGCAGCGTGTAATTCGTGGAACCTTTTTCGACAGAAGTGGGCTCTTTGTTGTCGATCACATAAACATCAAGTACCCCATCGACTTCCAGGACAGCAGCCCGCACAGCCGCTGCCGTGTTGAAGGCGTTACGTGCCACTGACTGGCGACGGCGATACTCAAATGCAGATCGCCCTTCAACATTCGAGCCCGGTACACCCGCGGTCTCGTTGGTGATACTCGACCAGCCACTTACCGCGACATAGATGTTTGTCAGGGTACCGATGGGACAAGCTATCGGCCCGGTAGTCAGGTTCTGGAACTCGATCTTTACCGTCCCGTCGGCGCCTATCGTTCCTGCTGCCAGTGACACGTACATATAACCGTTATCGTCGGTTGCATAGGACTGTGCCGGGATCACCGTCCCCGGTACGCCGGAGCATGTGGCCGTTACAACCGTACCCGCAGCAGCAATGCGATCGAGGAAGTAAATCCTGCCGATACCATCCTGAAACCTGCCGGAGGAAAAGTCCGGGTTCATGTTGTTGACGATAGCAAGAAGCTGATCGTTCTTGTCTGCAATGATTGCAGTATCAGTGACAGCCAGTTGCCCCTGCGGCGTCTTGAGGTTCGTGCTCATCGCCGTCCCGAATGCAGAACCAATATCTGCTATACGCCCGGCAAGAATGTCTCCCTCATCTGGAACATCAAGGCCAGTGGTGGAAAATGTCACGGCCGGTACCGCCGTAGAGATTGTCGTCATTTTTTCCTCACAGGGTGACGCTGGAATCCAGGCCGTTGGTATCCACGATCGCAATAACGCCGGTAGTGCGGCGCGTATCGCGGTTGTTAATCAGCGTCGGCTCAGCGCGCGCGATATAGCTCATCCGCAACGCTTCAACCTGAAGCGCGGCCGCCATGGCGCCGGTGCTGGCCTTAACGTTCAGCAGCTCTTTGTAATTAACGCCGGTGTCTTTTTCGTAAATGCACTCGCCGCGTATAGCCAGGCATGCCGTCGCTACGTCCTGAGCGCAGGCGTAGGGATTTTCAACCGTGGCGATATTACCCAGCTCATCAAGGACAAGATCCCAGGTGTCGGGATCGAGTTTGAGAGAGATTGTTTTCATGGATTTCGCCCATAAAAAAACCCCGCCGAAGCGAGGTCTATTGTTTAATTACTGTGGTTTATAAATAAGAAACTTTTATCTGAATATTTTACCTGACATGACCAGCGAGCCAAACTCAGGAATGTAATCACCAGGCTGATCCATGCACATTTTAATCATGCGCCCCTTAACTCCAAATGTAAGCGGCATCCCGAAAGGCTCTTTGTCGCCAGAGTGAAAGCTTATAAAGGATTGTGCCATTTCATCCGCATTTTTTGGGTAAAGTTTTGACAGCGCATCCCTTATTTCATTCCTGCCTGCGCTATTATTTTGTGTTCCAGTATTTACCATTTGATAAGCCAGAAGGTGGGATGACATAATAATGTCGCACGCTGAAAAAACGTCAACAGTATTTTCCTTTATCCATCGCTCCCTCTCGGCGTTCCTCTTATTGAACAAATCATCATTATATTTATTATTTTCAATCATCGTTAAAGGGATTGAAGAGGTAACCTTGTAACTACCTAACTGCCTTTCATCGCCACTGTCGAAGTTTATGTTTTGTAGGCTTAAAGTAGCGTACCTTTCATTTTCTTTTTTTGATAGGTGGACAGAAAACCCGTTTTGGCAACGGTAGTTAACTGACGACATCCTGTCCGGCGCATCTCCGGAGGTATGCATTGAGTCCATTCTGCAGGTTAGGTGCTGGCTGCCTAAAAAGTCAAATTCTAAGATACCAAACCATATCGGCTCGTCATCATTTGCCGTGAGAATTCCATTAAAATAGCCATCAACCATTTTTAAATGTGACGTTATCTGCTTTGATATGGCAGGCGGAGATAATGCAAAAAGAATAAATGCTGAAATGACTATTAATTTTTTCATCACGGCTCCAGGGGATTGGTTCGGCTTCCTCCCGATTCTACCCCTCCGTGGTCATGACCATCAACGATGGAACCATCAACCAACTGAAGTTTTCCATTAGCAAGGATTTTTAGACCGTTGATGTTAACGACGCCAGGGCTCTTTATGTTTATGCCATTTCCAGTAAATTCAACGAATTCAGTAGGCTCGCCATTCATGCTGGCTATTGCGGTTATGTACATCGCATCAGAATACGAGTGCCGGCGCTGAGTTGGTGCGGGCCCCTCTGATCTGGTTTCCCTAACGTTAGTGGTGTCCTTGTCGCAGATAACGACCAGACCAATGTCTCCTGGCCTTGGCTCCATTTTTACCGCGCTGTTTCCCGCCTGAAGTCTGAGGTATGGGATCTGGTAAACATCCTGATTGGCAATGGCCCGTCCTGAAACGTCTACATCATTAACCAGGGGGAGAACGGTCAACACACCCCCTTCAACCTCCCTAACCAGAACAATATCGACAAACGTCATTCCTTTCAGCGCTGAATATAGCAGAGATAATATGGCGTTACCCTGCGATGACACACTCTCAGGGGTCTGGTTAGTTAGCATTTTCATCCCCTTTTACAAGATACCCAGGCGCGGCCACAACGAACGTTTCCCACAGACCACCGGGAACCTTACAGGAAAGATAATGAGTGGTTCCTGCCTGAATAATCCATTCCCCGCTTGCGTGCGGCAGGTCAGTCTCAAGGATGATTTTGGTATTCAATTTCAGAGATGGAGAGTAAATGCAGCGAAAGTTAATCCCCATGTCATAAAAAATCGGATACCCAATAAGTCCTGTTGATGGAGAAACATATGGAACGACAGAGTCAGAGGGTTTCTTCCCGGTGTAAATAGTGACGGTGCCAAAATCAATATTTACCGTTATTTTATGCGCAGCTGCTATTTCAATGATCTGCTTTATCGCATTGCCTTTGTACACCGGGTTGCGCTCGGTGCTTTTGACGTCGACATTGATGAATTTCAGGCCAACTTTAAAGGCAAGAGCTCGAATCATATCAGCCACATCCGCATCGCCGCGAATGGATGTGGGCTCACAGGGGATCAGGCGCTCCCTGCCGGCGGCCGCCGCGGTTATCTCAATCGGCGCATCCGGCATCTGGTTCAGGTTAATCCTGGCTGATGTTATTGACCCGGAAAAAACACGGGTGTCGCCAGCATAAACGACGATAGCATTTTGCTCGGCGGCGATTATTTTTTGCGCGTTGGTCGTCAGCTTGGCCATGTTCTCCAGTGACAGGCCCCACAGGCTTAGCTCCATCATTGTGCCTGTAGCGCCGCCAAATGCAGATATAGCAGCTTCACACTTGAAGCCTTTAACCGTCAGCGTGTTACCAATTCCGCCGTCAAACGTACCGTTAGCCAGCGTGAACGATACGGTAAGCTCTCTCTCCTTGTAACTCATCTGCCGACCTCGCTGCTCGTCGCATAATACAGCTTGAATCTGGTGCCAATTTCGTCGTAATAAGGATCGGCTGTACCTTTCGAGTCAACGAAAACCAGATCGCCACTGAACCCCAGGTATTTATATCGCACCAGGTAAACGCAGTTCAGGCAGAGAACACCCTGAAATATCGGCTTGTCATCGACATACAGATCGGCGTAAAACCCGGTTGAGCGCTGATGCAACTTGATAGCGCAGTTCTGCCCGCCAAGCGTGACATACACCTTTTGGGATAGTGACGGTGATAATCTAATTTCCTGCATGTCACATCACCTTTTCCAGAAAGTCGGAGACGGTGCTTTTTATCTGCTTAGAAACTGCAGTAGAAGAGCTGTCCCACGCCTTAGAGACCGACTCGGCCGCCGAGTTAACGGTGGACACAATCGCAGCCCCGGTCGTCTGTAGAGAGTCTGATAAGGTTGTGTCTGCACTTGACCAGGCATTCTTAACATCGCTCAATGTCACCTCTTTCGTTGCCCCGGTGATCACCTGCGTTGATGCTGCGGCGCCATTGTTGGTTTTTGCGTTGTTGGTCGGCGGCCCTTCAATAACAGCATTTGAAAGCATGACTTCCCCGCCGTCCATGATCTCCTCGAAAGTGCAGTTCGCCATCAACAACGTCTGCCCGCGATACGAACCCACAAAGTAATCGAAGTGGGTAAGATCGTAGCTGTAATACACCGTGTCCGGTGTCTCGATGTTGTAGGTGCTGGCCGTGTTTTTCATCTCATCCAGTTTCTGAATGAAATTGTTCCGGCTCAGCAAAGAGAAATTGGTCAGGTTAGGAAGTGAACCAGAAAAAGCCGTCCACCCCTCAAGGGCAAAAATGATCCTCAGTTCAGACGGCTGTTTCACTTTGTTGTAGGACGTGTACCTGCCCTTTTCCACCGGACCCTTAGTCACCGCCGCATCACCGTAGCGATCAACGCTAACCCAGCCAGACGGAGAGAAAACCTCCTGACCGGCTGCAGCCGTCAAAAGCGACTCGTCAACGGTGTTATAGGTGATCCGGTAAGTTGGCGACAGGGCGCTGTTAAGGACGGATAACAGGCTTCCTCCCTGAATGGCGGATAGCACTGTAGAGACATTCAGAGAAAACGACATGAGTTATTGTCCTGAGTAGCCAGCCAAAAGCATGACACGGTTGTCGCCGTGCTTTTTGATGTCGCTGGTAAGCTGTTCCACGTTCTGGGCCTGGGTGGTGATTTTGGTGCCATAAAACTGATAAGTCGCACCGGACTGCCCGGGCATCGCGCGGTCTACGGCCATCCCGGCGCCGGGACGCATTCCGGCCATGACTTTAGGGACGTAATTGCGAGTTTCCGACGGCAGGTTATCCATGCCTTTCTTCTGGACGTTTCCGAGCCCCCAGTTATAGGAGGCAAGAGCTTTTTCCAGATCGCCACCAGTAGCATCCAGCAGATAGCGCAGGTATCTTGCAGCGGCATCAGCTGACTTGTGGGGGTCATAAACGTCCATCCCTTTCAAACCCAAGTCTCTGGCAGTTCCATCCATAAACTGGAATGGGCCTTTCGCCCCTTTGGGGGATACTGCGAACGGGTCGCCACCTGATTCAGTGCCAGCCACCGAAGACAGCAGCCCGGCGGGGAGTCCATATTTACCTTCCAGCGCCCCGAATTCGCCAGCCATCGCCTGAAGAAATGCCTTTCCTTTGGCGCCAAGGCGAGCGGCCTGCGCGTTAAGCGGGACGTTTGGCTGGTATCCCGAGGTATCTGGCTGCATTGTTGCCGCGCCAGCTGGAGAGATCAGGGCATCAGCGATTTTTGAAAGGAGATTTTTGGTGCTTTCCCAATAGTCTCTTTCATCCTGCTGCTGCCTGCGCTGTTCAGGAAGCGGCTGAAACTTAACTGCATCCAGCATTTTCTGTGTTGCCTGCTGCTGCGGGCTTAGATACGCAGAGTCCTGATCAGGTTTAAAATCCAGCGTGCCGCCGTTTTTCTTCAGCGCCTGCTCGGCCGCCTTCGTCACTCCGGGCAGCGCATCATTGCCGGTAGGCTTTCCGTCTTCAGTGCCGTACCACGCCTTTTTAAACTCATCGGCAGCCTTGGAGAAGTTGCCGTTATTGAGCTCGTTTAAAGCGTTACCCAGGTGATTGAGCACTTTTCCGAGCATGGAAAAGTTATCTTTTAGGTTGCGCAGATCGCCTGATAGCGTCCAACTACCAAGGTCAATACCAGTAATGTCGTTAATGTCCCGCTTCAGCTCTTTGAAGAATGAAGAGGATTTTGCGTTACCAGACGACCACTCTATGAGGAGACCATTCAGATCGCGAATGGTTGGTATCAAGCCCACGTAAATCTGGTTTTTTACCGTGTCGAGATTTTGGCCCAGCTCCGCCCATGCAGCTGTAAATTCCTTTGCGCCTTTGGTTGAGGCGTCTGTGATGCCGGAGCTTTTGGTCAGGCGATCAACGTCAGGCAGGAATTTCCCTTCCTGATTACGCTGCAAGGTTGCATCATCAAATCCAAGACTTAACCCGACCTGCCGGCGAAGGTTTGGATCGCTGATTTTCCGTAGCGCATCAAGGGATGTTTTGGCCAGAGAACTGGCGTCCTGTCCCCACACGTCAAAATTCTGGCCTGTCAGCGCATTTAATTGCGCCAGACCACCAAAAATAGAGCTACTGTAATCGCCGACCCTGGCACCCTGTATGGCGCCCTGAAATCCCTGCAGAGAAGCGCTTATCTTCTCAGCTGAACTCCCCGCTGCCTCTGCTGACTTTGACCAACCGTCAAGCTCACGGGCCGATAGCCCCAGCGCTTTCGACTGGATCGACAAATCCATCAGGCCGGAAGTGGTGCTTTTCACAAAGCTCATCAGGCCGCCGGCAGTGACAGTAACGCCAGTCAGTGCCAGCAATTCAGTCTTTATGCTGCTGAAGAACGAAGCGGCTTTCTTGCCCTGCTCCGCCATTTCCTTAGCGGTATTTTTGGCATCTTCGCGCTGCTTTTTCAGGTCGTCACTGACTTCCTGCTGGCCTTTGCGGAACTGAGAAGTATCAAGGCCCAGCGTAACCAGGAGGGCATCAATTACCGTTGCTGCCATGATCACTCTCCGCTGCTATGGCTCTGTTGGTATTATCCACGGTCATTATTTCAATCAGCCACCACATATCCTGGACGCTGTATACGGTGTCCAGTTCGTGGAGTGTCGCCATTTTCCCGGAGATCACCGCGGCGATGGTGCGCGGTACATTCGCATACTGTATGAAGCCGCGATCTGAGTCTTCCGGTACAGATAAGGGGATTTCTAACTTGCGGTGGCTGCTACAAAAGCGATATGGAGTTTGAAGGCTTCGATTTTCAGGCGCGACCAGGTGCTAATTTCTTCGATCTGCCCTTCGTCAACAAGCGCTGTCTCGATACCGTTACCCCCGAGGAATTTCACGCAGCCAAGCAACTCATCAAGCAGAGGCTTTGACTGTGCGAACGGAACTTTAGCCAGTGAAGTGATACCCCACTGAGCCAGACCTGCCATGCCGCTGGCCATCACGCTTTCGTACAGCTCGCGAGCTTCTGCATTATCCTCGGCTGGGGCTGGCGCCACCGCAGCACCGATGGCCATCATCATATTGTCGGGAACGGTAACGCCGGCGCCAATCACGGCGCACGCCAGGCGGATCGCCCACTCTTCGGCCTTTCTCGCCGGCATTTCGGTGATTTTGAACTGCTTACCCTTGTCACGGTTATCTGCTTCAACCGTGAATACGATGCTTTTACGAGCCATTTTTGTTTCCTGAATGAGTGATCTGGCAATAAAAAAGCCCACCAGAGTGGGCTATCCAAAAACCACGAATTTGTGGGTTTCATGCTTCGGTAAGCGCGCCAGGAACGCCGGGCAATGCCAACTGACCTTGCTTGTCCAGTTGCTCAATGCGTGAAAGTAGCTGGGGCTTCTTCTCTTTCCCCCACCGGCGTAACAGGCGACCAGACATACTGGCAACATCCTTCTCTTTCAGGAACTCCAGCATGACGGCGTTACGCTCTTCTTCAAACTGGCGCCGCCCAACCTGAAGCATCGCGTACATCCAGTTGAAGGCGTTGATGTAGGCGATCTTGATACGCATCGCCTCTTTTTTGGTGTAGGACATAACCAGAAGCATCAATCCATCTTTGCGGAGTCGATAGAACTTCTGCGGCTTTCCGTTCTGCAACTCATTGTTTTTATAGCAAACCTCAAAATTGAGTTTTGTATCGAATTCTTCCGGGCATGCCTTAATAGTCTTTTCGATATCACGAATGACGTTGTCAGGACGTTTCCCAAATGCCTTCGCCACCATAAACGAGTCAGTTACCGGGTCGTTGTCAGCAACAAAAATGAGGTCACGGAAATCAAGTCCGTTAATAACTGTTGGGTATGACATTGCGGTATTTCCTTTAGAAAGATGAGCCTGTTCGCACAGAAATGCCGCCCCGAGAAGGTCCGCACCTATACGGCATTCCTCAGGCTCAGCTTTCTGAAAGACTCGGGAGTTAAATGCGCTGCGACGCGCAGGAGGTTTATTTCTGGTATAAAAAAGCCCGGACTTAGCCGGGCTGATTTTTTATGCTGAGTAGTCTGCCGGGGTGACAGTTTCCCACTGGATAAGTCCAGTTACCGGCTGAAGAACACGGCCAGCAGACGGCATACGGCGCGCGCGCTGCAGGATACCGTTGGTCATGATGTACTTTTTACCCAGCGATGGCAGGATCACCGTCCCATTAACTCGCAGTACAGACCGAGTAGTCATCTGCGTGGTTTGCCAGTTGTCGATGTACTTAATTGATGGGGATGATGCCGCCAGATGGAATGTCCATGGCAGATCACCATAAACAAAACCACCCAGCAGTTTACCGTCAGCAGTACGCTGGTACTCAGCCATGTCGGTATCACCCATTTCGAAGATGTTTTGCGCTTCGAACTGCTCCAGGTTAAACCCTGACGGGTAGAGCTCAGCGATTACCAGCTCAATGATGGCGTCAGCCGCCGTAATATTTTGACCGGCCATTACTGCACCTCCGTGCTGTTAACGGTGATACCCTGGATGATCCCGCCGTCGGTGTACCAGAAGTAAACCGTTGGCTTGGTACGCGCGGCGCGCATTGCCGGGGTGAACGGGCCGATGTAGACGTAATACCCTTCAGCCATAAGCGAATCCGTAACATCGACGCCAGTGATGGCGTTAATCTGGTCGATTTGCGACTGGTCAAGATCGGTGCCCGCCGTCATGCCACCCCACGCCCTGAATTGCTCAATGGTCGGCTTCATGCACGACTCAATACGAGCTTTCCCGGCTGCTGCGTAGGGCAGATTGCTCGCCTGCTGGAACAGCGCAACGAGAGCCGCCTGAAGCTGAGCATTTACCCATACCTGACCAGCCCAGGCGTCAAGCCACGCATAATCACCGGTAATAGAGCCAGGCGCCCACTGGTTGGTTTCGACCGCATTCGAGGCATAGTTGCCGTAGAAGTTATAGCCGTTGGCCTTAGCCGCCTCGTAATCAGTATCGTTGCTGATCATCGGCAGCAGGCCGGACACCTGACGACCATTCAGAGAACAGCGCCCATTGGCCTGCGTGAAGTTCAGCGCAGCCACAAACCCCATAGCGTTTGCTGCGTGGTTCGGATAACCATACACCGGGCAGATGTCGTTATAGGCGTAGGTGTTGATGATGTCGTACACCAGTGCATTCGAGCTGCCCGCCACGATTGCCGTTCCTGATGCGTCCCATGGGACATAGGCAAAGCGGTGGTTCTGGCTGTTTGTCCAGAGAGCAAACGCATTAGCCTGGTCTTTGGTGACAGCGAACGTCGTGGAGAATGTTACCCAGTCCTGCTCTTTGGCCAGAATGGCAGTAAAGATATCGTCAACCACTGCCGGCGCCGCACCCTGAGAGATCACCGCGCCGGTCGCTTCGGTCAGTTTCAGACCTGTGGCCAGCGTACCTTCATCGGCAAAGGTAATGGTGCTATCCACGCCCGTGGTGGCAGAGGTGATGATAAATTTCTTCAGCACGCTATCCCAGGTCACTACAACCGAGGAGCCAATGCCGGTTTCAATCAGCTCTGCCGCGTTATCAAAACTGGTGGCGCCGCTGAGGTTGATAGCCGCAGAAGTCTCCTCCGTACCATCAACGGTCAGAGTCAGCGTACCCGAAAGCAACTTGAGCTGTGCCAGCGTGGTCGCGGCGTGCGATCCGGAACGAAGGAATGCCGCCACTGCTGCGGTATTGAATCGGCTAAAATACAGTTTGCCAGGCATCTGCGTTTTACCGGTGAAAGCGGCGAAATACAGCACCGCGGCGGTGTACTCAATCGACGCGCTGCCGAAGTACGCCTTTACCTCATCCGCACTGGAAAATGAGGGTACTGCACCAACCGGCGCGTATGCGCTGTCGGTCAGGAACAGGCCATTGAGATCAATAGCCGTCCCTGTCGCCTTCAGTACGCCGGGAAGCATCTGGGCGATTTTTGATAGCGAAATTGCCATTTATTATTTCTCCGGAGGAAATCTCACGTCGACCGGCTGCGATATCACATCTGCGCCTGTCATAAACTGCTGAGGAACGCTGACGACAATCAGCGGGTTTGCGTGGAATTCAAGCGTCCAGCGGGATTCCCACTGTTTCTCGCCGTTGATCATCGAGGTTTGCCGCGGGGGGCCGGAATAAAGCGGTACCAGGACATTTGCGTTTTCCCTGAACCAGGTGCATGCGAATTCGGAGCGGGCAATGCGCGAAAAGATGGTGGCATTGTTTTGCGCCTGATCTCCGTAGAAATCGAGCTGACATTGCCATTCATCAACGCGGAGAAGTTCTGCCCGCCCGTAATCGCTAACGCCGTCATACTCGTAATTGACAGCACTGGTTGAGAGGTCCGTCAGAAAAAGCGGCGTCATAGTAATGAAACCGCCTTTCGGCATGGGGGTCTGATTTTGCTGAGTCTGCGTGATCTCTGAATCCGGGAAGAGGACAGAAAGGAAATCGCCAGTCGCCTTAAACAGATCGCTTTCAGTGACCTGCAGGCCTACGTCAATTGTTGACATGCGATAACCCTCGTCCAGTCCGGCCAGATTTCAGGCACATCCACGACCAGCCACGTTTCATTGCCGATAACGAACTTATCGCCGCCCTGCTGCCGATCCCTGTTAATCCCGCACCAGTTGCCATCCGTCCAGATGCTGACCAGCACACCCTGGATGTTCATGTTATCCATGTGCCTGATATCAGCCTGACTCAGCGCCTGCTTTTGCACCATCATCGTTACCGGCGGCGCGAAGCCAGGAGAAGTCGAGTAATCCGGGTTTTTGATTGGTCCGATCGAGCGGTAAATCTGCGCCTCGACGCGAGGATTAACCGCGCTAATGGCGCTTCGCACTATGGAATGAAGATTCACTCTTTCACCTCGTAGTCGACCGAGTTCAGCATATGGGCCGAGTCGATTAACGGGTCATTAAACCCTTTTTTGTCGACCGTACTTTTTGCGTTCGGCGGTTCAGAAAAGGCGATGATTGACGACTGAATCTGCCCCTTGATCCGCTCCCCCATCAGCGCCAGGCTTTTGCGGGCGTCAAAATCGTTTGCCTTCATGAGTTTCCCGAGCTCTCCGCCCCACTCCGGACCATGTTCAGAAATGGTCTTCCTGAAGTACGGCCGGGATGGGATCGTAACGATATGCTCGGGTATCATTACTGACTGCGCGAAATTGGCCTTTGATGGCTTTGCGAAGCGCGAAACGCCGTCACGGCGAACGTAAAAGTTCAAACCCCGGGTATGCGCCGGGATTTTTACAGTGCCGCCAAATTCGTTAGTGGCTGCCACAAGTGCTACCGGCGTCCCGTCTGGGTACTTAGCCCCCTCAAGGAAACCCACCTTCAAATCATCGCCAGAGGACAGCCCCTTTGCGATAGACTGCAGGTGCTCCATCAGCTTATCGCCGCCTGACATTCCATCCATAGCTACCTCCGGATGAATGAACGACGGTTATAATGGCCCGGGTACATTGAAGGGGATGAGCCAGGGACATAAAAACCGGTCCTGTAAGGCTTTGTGGCTTCCCAGTAAGCTGACCCGTAAGTAGTCTGCTTATACCACCAGGAGCTTTCGCTTGAGGGCCCTGCGTCAGCTGATACTGACACTGACCCCTCAGATGCGCTTGCCACACGGCCAACCAGACCAGAAGCCTTTTCGCCGTTTACGCCTGAATTCAGCGCCGCAATGTGCGCAACCAGCATGTTCAGGAAAAGAGCCCGGATAGAGATATCTTTTACCGGGCTGCTGTCCGTGTTATTCAGGTAAATCGTTGCCTCAGTGAAGTACGCATTAAGCAGCGTTTCACTTACGGCATCGAACTCCGGATAACGCTCACGAAATGCGGCAACATCAAAGACAACGATCGCCATTATTTTTTGTCCGCCTTCTCAATGCCCGGGGCCGGGTTGTTCTGATCCAGACCTTCCAGACCAGTTTTCTCGGAAGCGTTTTCATTCGCTTTCGCCTGAGCGCTGCTGGTTTTCGCCTGGGCAAACACCAGCTCTTTGCGAACGTATGGCTGATCAGCATGTACTGCCAGCCACGCCTCAAAGGCTTCCTTGTCCACGTTTTCGGTCAGGCCGTAGCCGCCGACAACGAGAGAGGAGTTGGAGCCGTTAAGCTCCACTTTGTACGCGCCCTGCTCCAGGATCAGGCCGTTCGGCAGTTTGCATCCTACAGTTACTGTTTCGGCCATGTTACACCCCGATCATGCTGGCAATGCCCAGCGGTTGACGAATGATTGCACCCCAGGTGCCACCGGATTTTTTCTGCCGCCAGGAAGACTCTTCCACCACGACAGCGTGTGCACGCATCTTCTCCGTGAATGCTGCGTAAGCGGTGTCCTGCTCACCCAGCCGCTCAACGATCAGCTGCACAAGCTCACCTGCGTCGGTGCTGTATTCAACAGCGGTTTCGATACGCAGGTTCGGGAAGTTTTTCTTCAACTGATCGGTGACGTTCACGTTGTACTGGTTCGTCTTGGTCAGGTTGACTTCCATTTCCGGCGACATGCCGAGCACCATGCGATCGGTACGCTCTACGAGGCCTTTGGTCTGAGAAACCAGCTGCTTATAGAGGCGACCGGAAATGTCGTCATATACAGCCTGCCCGTCTTTCGTTGCCCAGGTAACGCTACCGCCGGAACCAGTCGCCGCCGGAGTAACCGGAGCGCTCAGAGACGGATCGTTGAGCAGTCCGTAGTTTTCCAGCCCGGCGATGCCGTAGAAGTAGGACTTGTTCTGGAACTTGTTCAGCACAAGTGCAGAGGCCACGTTGAGCTCGGCGGCATAGCCGATACGCCCGGCGCCATACATGTCCAGCTCGCGCTCACCCCAGCGGGTGTGAGTCTGATAATGGAACGACTGGCGCGGTACCCAGTTAACGTTGGCGGACGTCATGCCGTTGTTGTTGAAGTCGCCGTAAGCGCTGGTTTCACCAGTCGACTCGACGATCGGGAACTGCGAGGTCAGCGTCGTCCAGTCGCCTTTTTTCACTTCACCGATAATCTCTGCGGCCTTCATCGGCGTTACGAGAACGCGGATAAGTTCCGGATCGACGTAGTTCGTGAAGTAGGCCGGGATACCGGCGTTATTCGCAGTAACCATTTGCGGCTGGGCATCCATCGCCAGCGCGAAATTCTCCGCAAACTCCGGCTTCAGGTAGTCCTTCGCGCCGGGCAGCACAATGCCATATTTCCCGCTGGCTGCGGCGTAGTGTCGCTGAAATTCGTTCATTACTTGCTCCAGGTGCTGATTTTGACCAGCTCGCCAGCGTCACAATCGCTTGCGGCATAGAATTCGGTCTCGATAAAACCGGCCACGGTTGCGCCGGCTGCGGCGACTTGCACCTCACCGGTAGTCAGGGATGCAAAAACCTTCTGCCCGCGGGTGGCAGCGGTTGACGTTTTGGCCCAGAAGTCACCGGCAACCATCAGGGTGATTTCGCGTCCGGGCTGGATAAGCATGGATGCCCGACCCAGCCAGATGGTGATCGACGCCTGACCGTCACGATGGACAAAGCCAGACGGAACACCGCTACCGGCATTGGAAGCCACACCGTCAACATCCCAGGCAAAGCGGCCGACAGTCAGGCCGTCATTGCCAGCAACCAGAGCGCCCTCTCCAGCCTGATAGGTCGCGTGAGGGTTGGTACCAGCAAAGGCCCCTTCAACGCCGGGGGCCGGATACTGGTTAATTCGTGTCTGAAAACCTGCCATGTTAACCTCGTTTCAGTTTGCCAGCGGTCGGGAATGCTTTTTCGAACTCACTGACGGAAGCGGAATCCTGCGCAATGACAGGGCGTGAATTTTCTTTCTGGCTGATCGCCATTTTGACCATCGCCGGATAAGCGGACGGGTGAACGCCGGAGATATCCACGCCGCTCTGTTCAAGCGCGGTGCGATAGACATCTTCAGCTGAGTCCATGGCAACGACGTCTCCGATCAGCGGGCGGACAACCTGCTCTGCCTCACGGATTTTCCGGAAGTTTTCCGCAGCCTTTTTAGTTGCGCTATCGGCCGCCAGGCGAATCGCAGAGTCCATCGCTGTTTTAGAGACTTTGTCGTCTTCTTCATCGTCTTCATCTTCGGCGGTTTTCTTTTTGTCCTTGTCTTCTTCGTCGTCCTCATCGTCCGCCGTTTTTTTCTTATCCTTTTCGTCGTCGTCTTCGTCGTCGGCGGGTTTGTTTTCTTTTTCGTCTTCCTTTTCGGCCTCATCAAGAGCCAGAAGAGCTTTGCGGACTTCTGCCTCCAGATCTGCATCCTGCGCCAGAAGTGGCTTAAGGGTGGCGCGGATCGCCGCTACCTTATGTTTACGCATGTGATTAAGCTCCGGTGGTAATGAATCTGCGACCAGTACATCTGGCCCTGCGCGGCCGTCAGGGACCAGCGCTTCGTGGTTTCCGAAAATGTCACGCATAACGCCGTCATAAGGCTCGCCGTCAGGAGTGACACCCGGGGTCATGTCTGCGACGTACTTGTACGATGCAGATAGCTCTCGCTGCTCTCCGCTCTCAATTCCAGCAATCGCGCTGTTATCCCAGATCGACATACCAACCGTGAGATACGTTCCGTCAAACTCCGCATTGGAGTGCGTCACGCCAACACGAAATTCATTGGGTGGGTCGGTGGGAAAATCGGGGATGTGCTTGCTGAGCACGGGGATGTTATTGAAGGTTTTGGCTGCTTTCCGGAGCTCGTCCGGGTGGCGCCAAAGCCGGTAAAGTTTGTTGGGTTCGAGCCCAAGATCTTCGCTTCTTGGTATCTCTCGCCCATAGTATCCGTTGACGTTTGCCTTGCTGATATTCGTCCGTGAAATCTGAAGGCGGCCATTTGCGTCGATGGTGCGCACAGAGGCGCGATCGAAAGCAAGGGACTCTGTAATAAAGCGGATATTCGGCGACTCATCTCCAGCCAATTTATCCGGCTCAATGTTAGGGTACATTTTGCTTAACTCTCTGACGCCAGCAGGGTTTCCACTAAGCAACTTTTTCATGGTGGACCTGGCTTCGGTATTATGTTCGGCATCCTTGAATAGCTGCCTTACCTGAGCATTTTGCTTTGCCTTATATCGCTCGTCAGGTGGCTTGGATAACTCCGCTTGCCACTGTCTGTAAGCTGAGCTCTGCTTTTCCCCAAGCTTCATTTTTTTTACATATTCAGGTGGTTCATGCTTCGTTGGATCTGCGCTGTTTTTATTGGGGATGTTCCCGCCTCCACCAGTTATCACATTGCCATTTTCATCAACCTTTACATGAGAGCCATTTATGGTTATCCACTTCGTCATGATTGGGCCTCTATGTTTTCAGACCTGGAATGACAGCCTCCCAGGTGCAATGACAATTTGGTAACTCGCCTGGCATGATGTGCTCGCCATCAATGAGCATCCCTTTCGAGAGGTCGAACAGCTTGCCATTAGCTTTCACGTGGGACTGGCGAGGCTTTTTGCCTGCATGGGAGTGCTTCCATATACCCTGGGTAATGCCTAGCGCCTGCTGTCGCGCAGACTGAACGACTGAGGTGGCCTTGTTGTTCTGATCTCGGGCAATGAACGCCGCGCGGCGCCGGGTAATCCCGTATCGCTTCTGGAGTTCATCGGTGAGATAGGACAGGTCGCGCCCACGTGCTACCGACCTCATAACCAGCCCTTCCACTTCGGTGAAATACTTCTCGGGGATGGATCGGATAAGGCCGACATTCTCGGCGATGGTCGCCTGAAGAGCGTTATTCATCTGCGAGGTCATTTTGAACTCGACAGTAAACCCTGCATCTTTGAAGGCTGTGGCCAGTGAAGCATCCGCGTTTTTCATGGCGTCGTTAGCGAACCTGTCGGCCAGCTTTTGCGCCATGTCATCAAACCGCCGCTTCCAGCGCTTAGCCAGTTTATGCATGGCATTCCGCATCATCACTGCAGGTGATGCATCCATGGCGACAGCCGCGCCGCTGGCCCGATAGTTTGCCGACAGCCAGTAGACAACAGATGCCTGCATTTCCTGCACCTGCTTATCAAGCTGTCGGCGGTACCATGCTTCGACGCCAGCGTTAGGATGAACCGCCCTTATCGTCAGGGTCTGTTTCTTCCTCTTCGTCGTAGTCGTCTTCGATTTCGAGGTCATCATTCAGGTCCAGGGAGTGATAGGGCGAATCCGGGTCACCGGCAATTTTTTCGCGGACTTCGTTGCCAGAGAGCACGCTGGCGGCCACATAGACAGCGTCAGTGTCAGCGTCTACTTTGCGAATTTCCGCCCGCTCTTTAGCGCTCATTTCGTACAGCGGCTCAAAGTCGAAGGTTATGCCATCGTCAATGTCGCCGAACTCAGAGAGCTGAATGATGTCCATCACGCGCTTCAGGTTGTCTTTAAAAACAGACTGCTGCAGGGCGTGAATGTAGTCGTAGAAAACGCGGATTTCGCCGTCAGACGTTGCGTTAAGGCCATTTGGAGTAATGCCCAGTAGTTTGACGAGAGGGATGCTCGATACTGCTGACATGTGCTCCTGCGATTGGGCCTGCAGGGCATCCAGACCGTTAAGCGGGGCGTTAACGAACTCAACCGTTTCTGGCTGGGTAGGATTGTTGTCTTTTGCGAATGCGCCACGGTTATCACGGCATCGGTTGAAGACATCAAGCCTTGCCAGAAGGTCATCTGCCGCCCCACCCTGCAGAATCGTGCTCATATTTGTTCCGATTACCGGAACTGAGAACGAGTGGATCATGTCGCTGACACTGTCGCGGGTGCGAAGCCAGTTATTGATGTAAGGCTCGGCAATCTGCGAGAGAGACAGCCCGCGAAAGTTATACGATGCTTTCAGCAGTTCAGGGACCTGCCGCGAGACGAAATCAATCATCCGGCTTGCATGTACGGTCCGTCCCATGACAAACCACTGCGTCGGCTTGTAGAAATCCGGGCTCAGCGGGTTGTCGGAGTTATAAATCCCCGGATAGGTCCATATAGGCTCGATGACCCTGAACCCCTGCAGGCTGCCTTTCGTGATCTTCTTGTCGCTCATGAAGAGCTTCGATTGCAGCTCGTTGTCGTCCATCCATGCGGAGATGCCCCGCGGCGAACGAACGTCGATGTAAATCTGGCCGCCGCCAAAGTAGCCGTCGTGTTCTGCGGCTTCTTTAAAGCGCTCGCGCACCTTAAACCGCTTCATGGCCTCTTCGAGCTGTTTTACCCGATCCGCCTTGTCTTCATCGCCGACAGTTTTGAGCTTTATCCATTTGCGGGTCATTTCTTCCGCGATGGTGCCGACCATCTTGCGATATTCAGGCTTCTGCGCCAGCGTGGCCAGGTACGGGTATCCGGGAAAGCTATCAAAGTCGCCATAGCCGTAACCGCCATACGCAGCATTGAGAGCATCGTAAGGTGTGGAGTCCATTGCCAGAATGGCGCTTTTGATAGCCTCGGGGATCACCCCTTTCGGCGGCTCGTAGCGCTGAAACTCTCTTTTCGGTAATGGGCGGACTTCGGCCACAGCCTCGGGCCTGATCCCGACCTTCGGTGCTTCAGGTTCTTTTGCCGGCTCAGGCGCGGCGACTTCTTTCTTTTTAAACCACCACACTTAAATTCTCCTGAGTTGATTCGGGTCGATAACCATCGGCTGCGGGCCGGAAATCAGGTTGTCGTCGATTGCGTCCATCCAGGTATCGAGGATGTCGTCGTTGTCGTGACTGTCATCAGCGGAGAAAGCAGCGCATTCCGTCATCGCCGTCAGCACCCACTCCGTTGAGCCTGCGATCGTGCCGTCCTCGTAGAAGATGCTGGAAAGCTTCTGTCCGTCTTCGGTGTGCGTCGCGGGGACAAACACTTTCCCGGTTTTGATTTGGGGGATGACGTTAAGGCAGCGAACGAGCTTGTTCTGCCCGGTTCCGCGCGGGATTTCCCTCACCGGGATGGCGAGTTGTCCGGGGGTCTGGCTACGTTTTTTCAGGGTGGTGATAAGGCCCTGTCCGGCCTGCTTCTCTTCAATGGCCATATGACGCAGCGGCATGACCCGCATGGAGCCAGAGAGGCGCCACTTTTCCCAAACCTCTTCCGCTTTCTTCAGGAGGTCTTCCGGGTCCCACCGGCCGCGAACGACGTCGATGATGTACAGATTCCCGTCAACGCCCATGCCAGCCAGCGTAAATACGGTGTAATCCAGCCAGTCCTCTACCTTCCCGCTGTTCGTATCGACGTACACGGCGCGGTGCGTAAGCTTCGGCAGCGTGGTGTACGTTCTGAACCAGCTGGTGTCGATAATCCCGCCTGTCAGCGCCATCGGGTTTTGCTGGTATTGCGACAGGAAGGTGTAGCGGTCCTTTTCCCACAGCTGCAGGAGGTCGTTAACGTCTTCCATCTGCGGCCAGTAAGACCAGTAGCGAACGCCTCCAACGACCACAGAATCGGTATCTTTGACCGTTTCCCAGCAAAGCGAACGCCATGGCTCATCAAGCGACTGGATGTACTTCTCGTCGATCATGGCCGGTATGGCTACATGGTGAAACGGCACGCCCATTCCGCCGGAAAGCATGAAGCCTGTTGCGTCGTCGGTGTGCAGGCGCTGCTGAATGCTTACAAATGGCGTCGGGTGCTCTTTCGACTTATCGCCGCGCCGCGATCGAATGGTGTTTACCAGCAGCGTATTCGCGCTTTTGCGTCGGGACTCGCTGAGCATGTCCACCGGCTTGTTGTAGTCGTCCAGCATCACCATGCCGGAGAACTCTGGTCCGTAGTAGCCACCACGACCACCGGTGATCTGCCCGTTGCTTGAGCGCGATACCGTCTGCCCTATAGAACGCCCTCGTTCATCCTTTATCTCCCACTCTTCCGCCTGGTTGACACCAAACGAGCAGGGCCAGAATTCCTGATATTCGCGGCTGGCGATAATGTCGCGGGTGCGCCGGCTGTTACGCTTTACCAGCGTGTCAGCAAAAGAGATATTCAGGTTGCGAAAGCGTTTAAGCCGCTTCTCCTGCACCAGGGCGTTGACATATGCTGGGAAGTGGATGGAGAAGAACTCTGTTTTTGTACCGCCGGGCGGGATGTTGATAATCAGGTTTCGCGGAACAAGGCGCCCGGCAAGCAGATCATCAATTTTCGAAGCCATCAGGCGGTGATGCCAGTTAACCAGCAACCGGTCGCCCTGAATCAGCTCGAACCATATCCGGGTGAAGTTCAGGAATGACTTCGTAGACTTTGAACGGATGATCACGCGCTCCGGGAATGACAGGTCATCCCATTCGATAATTCCGCTCATATCAGTCAAGCCCTTCTAACCTTCCCCCCAGCTTCTGCTGGGCCTTCGCATAGTCTTCAGCGGTGTACGTCACCTGATTCAGTGGGCCGCCGTCTTTACCGGTCAGCTCAGTTTTCTTCGGAGCGTCCCAACCCTGCATTTCGGCAAGCTGCTTAATTGCCGCTTTGGGATCGTGCATCTTCAGCTTAATGCCGTCCTTTCCCGTAGTTAGCTCAGAGATTGCACTCATTGCGTCAGGGTCCTGAAGAACGGAATCTTTGAAGCTCCACACGGCCTGGAACACAGGATTGCCATCGTCATCTTCGCCAACGACGCTGTTGCTGAACTCGGCTATATCGGCGATGGATGTTCGACCCATCTTAGAAAGGCGCTTTAACGCCTCCTCTCGGGTCATGATTGCCTCGTCGACAATCTCTCCCTGTACTGATTTAAGAAAGGCTTGCACACCAAGATTTGTAAAGATCTGACTCGCCGAGTTGCGAATGGCTTCTGGCGTCTTAGCCTTCCCCTTCGCAGCCTTATAGGCGTCCGTCTGGTTCTTACCTTTGATGATTGCAAGTGCGAATCTTTTTTGCAGCGGAGTCAGAGCATCGAAAAGCTGCTGCTGATCAGCTGTAAGCTTTTTCGACGCCATACAGAACATTCCTCTGGGTTGCTCGAATACTTACCGGGGAATTTTTTGATCGGTAAGTCGTGAAACTTATATAAAACTCTGTAAATGGCGCTTTTAATGCACCATTTGCAGAACTTTATAATTACGCCTGCTTGCCAATTACAGGGCCAATCCGGATACACTTCTTAGTGAGCCAGCCCCAGCGCAAAAGCACCGAAAGGATGAGCAGCGGCTTCATGTATGGGCGAAGCGTAATTTCCGCCATTAGGATTCCAGTGGTGCGCATATGGCTTACCTCGTTGTGACATTATCGAGCCACCTCTGGAAGTGGCTCTGTAATGCCCTACTGACGTTTTGTTTCCGCCTGCCTGATGTCGGCCTTATCCCGGTTACACTGGCCCAGCGCTGATAGCAGGCTGACGTTTAAATCCAGGCTCTGGCCCCACGTCAGGTTGTCAGGGATTTCCGGTTGCGGAGTGTCAGCCGTCAGGCTGGATGGTAACGGGACCACCGGCACTTTGACGTAGACCGTTCGCGAATTGTTGCAGCCGCTTAACTGCGCCAGCAGGCACAGGGCGATTAGTGCAATCATCATTCGCAACAGCAACCCGGATATCAGCCGAGGCTCCCGATGCGTCCAGTGCGATCTGCTCTTTTGCATGCTGATTGGCCTCGGCGATGGTGTTGAAGATGGTCATGGTGGTCAGAACGTTGGATGTGATCGCCTGCGCTGCGTTTACCTGCTGCTCGGCGTCATCGGCTCGGGCTTTCTGCTCAGCAGCAGCATTGTGGTAATACATTACCAGCCACCCAAGGCAAACAACCAGGCAGATCACAATGGCGCTGATAATGGCTGCTAATCGGCTCATTCATCTATCCCCCAACATGCCAGTGCGCTTTCCTGATCACGGCGAGAGACCTGGCCGTAACAATTGTTGGAACGCACGCGGCAATCTTTTCCCCCATCAAAAATCCACCGGCGAATTTCAGCGCAGGCTCCTTTCCGGTCACCGGCATTCAGCTTTCGGTAGAAAGTGGAAGGAAAGCACTTACCGGGCCCGATGTTATAGGGGCAGAAACTGGCAATTCCGACCTTTTGAGGAGGTGTTAGATGAACCCGCACATTCTGATCAACCCATGCCAGCGCTTTATTGCGCTCGACGGCATTCACCTGGTCGCATTTAGCCTGGGTTAACTTCATCCCCTGCGTTACAGGTCTTCCATCTACCCGGGTAGCTCCACGACATATCGTCCAGATGCCGGCGCCATCGCGGTATGACGTGAGGCTATTGCCCTCTTTCTCATTCAGGAACTGATCCATGAGAACGGGAGCAGATGCGCCAGCGGCGATAAGCGCAAGCATGGCCGCGCTGAGTTTTGTTTTCAGGTTAGCCATCGCTATTCATCCTGCGGTGGCGGGCCACCATAACCACGATCGAGGGACTGCTGATACATCTTCGTCCAGCGGCGCTTAAAGTAGAGATTGGTCAGGTAAGTCGCCACACCGATTATCACGCCGCTGGCCAGAGCAATAAAATTCCAGTCAAGCCCATGAAACCAGTCATAGGTCCTTGCCAGCCCGGTGCATATAAGGCCGCCTGACGTGCAGTACGAGGCCGCCGAAAAGATTTTGTCAGGCATTTTCATAGTCTCCACCTCCGATAATGTTCGGGGTGCTATCTGTAGTCAGTAAAAGGTTCAGGGCCGTCGGGCTGATTTACCAACAAAGCGTCGAGGGTGATTCCCGCGACCCTGAAAATAAAAAAGCCTGCGGTTAGGCAGGCAATAAGCATGAGGGTAATAGCAATGTCGGTGATGACCGAAAATACCCTGGCTGGGTCTGGCGGCCTGTTGCGTTGCGGCAACAACGCCCCGATGGATTGGATTATGAGCCCGTCATCAGGTCAGGCCATTATCTGGTGCACCATTCAGGACTCGAACCTGAAACCGATAGCTTAGAAGGCTATTGCTCTCTCCGGTTGAGCTAATGGCGCTAATTTGGCGGGACAGGAAGGATTCGAACCTTCGACCATTCGGTTAACAGCCGAACGCACAACCGCTGTGCTTCTGACCCTGAATTGAAAAAGGCCGCGAAATAGCGCAGCCCTTAATGCTTTATGGTTTTGCCTGAATTAGGCGAAAAAAAGCCCGCTCAGAGGGGCGGGCAGAAGGTAGGAAATACTGATTCTTCAACGGTTCGAGGCGCGCCTAATAGTCCGAGCTACCGATTTACCAGGAGAGCGCTCGTTTTCCGTTACTACCTTTTAAACATAGCTGGATAAGCCGAAACGGCAACCCCACTACCAAATAGCTTATGTAGCATTGCATTATGGTGCCGGGTGCCTCCCGGTGAGCATGTCCCAGTCGACATGGCCCGCGCTGCATTTACAGATCACTGTAAGTGACTGGTCGCCCCTCCGCATAGGGGGATTCACCACACGAATAGATTAACAACACGTTAATTTTCTGGTCAATAAGATATAAGCAAATGATGACATGCAGTTTTCTTATTGCTGAGTAACTTCAGTCTGGTTCAGAGCTCTTACCGGCGGGTGTCTACGTGTTGTGCAGCACGTCTCTACCCAAGAACCCTGACCGGATCGCAGGCATAAAAAAGCCCCGGCGGATGCCAGGGCTGGGATCAAAAGTGCCGTGATGGCTGACGTCGATAGTGCAAGTGTTTCGGGCCAGGCGTTTAACGGCTCAACCTGCCTAATGAGCCCGCCTCGCCCGGTATTTTTAAAGCCCGCCCCGAACGGATATTTCTTCAGCCGTATCAACCTACTGATTCACCACGAGAAAAAGCATTCAGCGAGGATGTCAACTGTTGTGCAGGAACTAAAAAGCCACCCGAAGGTGGCTTGTTGTTCAGCGTAAGTGGGATACCCGCCTTCGCTTTAAGAGCAGCATTTTCATCCTTCAGGCGATCAACTTGATTTCTCAGTCGCTCAATTTCTTTCCCGTTACTATCTATGTCCCGCTGCTGACCTTTGATAATTTCTGTTTGGGAAGCCTGTACTTCTCTCGTAGCCTGTAGAGCCTTATCCATTTCATCGACTTGATTGACCAAGCGAGAGCCGAAAAAGCTAACTATTGCAATAGTTATCCCGACCATTATGGTCAGAGCCCATACCTTTGTTCCAGAAGCAGTATTTGAAGTTTCGTCTATAGACAGGCACCTTATCCAAGTTTACATAACCCAACGTCTGCGCAGATCGTTAGTCCCGGGCTATTTTATATGGATAAGATGAGAAAAATCTTTAAAAATCAGATATTGTGCGGTTGTTTGGTTATTTAACGAGCGAAAGCAGCCAAATGCCCCATACAGGGATTGCAAAAAAGGTCATTGTATAAACAATAGCTGGCTGTATTTTGTTCAAATTAAATTTCCTTAGTAGGCCTTTTGTGTGCTCTACAACTCCAACCTACATAAAGAATCGGATCCACACAAGAGAAAAAACACTACTTTTTATCAAATTAGTCTTCGGTTTAACTTACCGAAATCTTACCTTTAAGGTAATCGATGGCGCGGCATTATACGTTCTTATCAAGAGTTATCAATAGTATTGATCACAGAAAAAACCGAAATGGCTTTTTTTGAAAAAACGAGTTCCACTTTAAAAAACCATGAGACAAAAAGCCCCGCACGATGGCGAGGCTCGGTGTTCTGATAGGTCAAACGCAAATACGGCAACCTACACTAAATATATTGCTCATTTGTTCATTGAAATGCAAGCACGTTATGACTATTTTTTGCAATTTTCCTCACGCTTTCGCGATCGTTAAACGCATTTTGCAGCGGCTGGTACAGGCAGAAGAGCGCCGCGTTGATAATCTGCTTAACTTCCCGGCGGATGGTTGAAATGCTCGGGTGCTTATACTGGTTTCCGGCGCGGGTCTTCATCAGGCGAGGTTTGCTCACAGCATGCTGCCATGAAGCGATCCTTATCTCGCTTGAGTTACAGACGTAATAGGCAAAAATCACCTTCCATGCGTTCTCATCTACGTTTTTCAGGTAATGTCGGATTACGGCATCAATCAGCAACCCATCATCATCGCTGCATACAGGCCTTGATGGCGCTTGCGGTTCAACCGTGGCCATGAACTTGGCAATCATATTTATCATCGCCTTGTCTATCTTCCCTGTCTGGCACCATGCGCCCCAAAGCTGGAGCCACTGATCTATCCACTGGTGCTGTTCGTTGGTTAATTCCAGTTTCATGCTGTCTCTCCCTGGGTCTGATAGATGCGAACGAAATTGCGTAATATTTTGTAGTCAACCAGTACGGTGCCGCGGTGCCGGCATAGACGCAGCTTTTGCCAGAGGTCGCGGATGCTTTCGATAACGTCGTGGTTCATGCGGCCTCCTGATGGCGGGCGCGGCGCTTCTCCAGCGCGCGGGCTCTGCGGGTGAATATGGATTTGATGCGCTGCAGGTAGGGAATGTCGAACCGGCGCGGCTCGTTATCAGCCTCAAGGCGCTCTACGCGATCCAGGCCAATGCGTTCAATCAGGTGAATGCGGTATTCAACGGCATTGCCGCTCAACTGGCGGTTGCAGCGGGTGCAGGCGGAGTGGACGTTGAACACGTTGAATTTCAGGTGCGACGCCGCGCCACGGGAACGGTAATGACTGGCGTCAATAGCGCTGCCGGTCAGGTAGTTGCTCTTACCGATAAGCGGGCTTCCGCAGCTGACGCAGGGCTTACCTTCATCACGAATGCGAATGTACCGGTTAAAGGCTGACTGAGCCTCTTTATCCCATTGGGCCTTTGTCTTGAATGACTCACGCTTGGCCCGGCGACGCTGGCGCCCCTCTTTCTCGGATTCGCGCTGGCGCTTCACCGCTTTGGCTTTCGCCGCTTCCCGGGCTTTTGCTGTCTGTTTTTTGCCGATCGCGCTGGCGCATTCAAAACTGCATGCCACCTGCCCTTCCCGGGCAGGATGGAACCATTCGCGGCAGTGGGCGCATTTACGGCGTGCTGGTTTACGCATGCGGCCTCCTTGCTCTCAGGCGGAGCCACTTCTTATCGACCAGGCGGGCGGTGTAGTCTTTCAGGGTCGGGATGTCGGAAGGCTTAACTTCGACCTTGCGCTTGCGGCGCGCAGGCACGCGGAAGATGCCGCGATCCATTACTTTGGCGAGAAGACATTGCATAGCCATCACCCCGCAAAGCTCAGCAGCTGACTAGCGGCGTTTTCAGCCTCAGCCGGCGAGTGGAATTTGCGACGCAGAATGTAGTTCCAGAGCACATTCAGCACTGATTTGTAGACGCCGTTAAACTGGCTGTCGTCCATGCTGGCGAAGGAGATCGACTTTGCGACACGACGACGGCTACCGTCAGGCATCTGGTATTCGTCGTAAAAGCCAGCCTGAATGGTTGCCCACTCGCGGAATGATTCGAAGTGTTTAAGCAGCGCCATATCGCGGGAACGGGAGATACCGACCGAGGAGAGATACATCTCCGCGGCGTTCTGGAGTGCAGCGCGCTGATTGAATTCGGGTGAGAGGAAGTCGATAAACCCGGATATGAGGTTGCGCTCCGCTGGCTCAATGAGGCCACCGGAAGGCGTCCAGTAGTGATACCCGAGAGTCAGAAGCTTGAAGAACTTCTTGTGGAATGCGTAATTCCGGGGCTTGCGGAACTCACCGCAAAGCAGTTGCCCTACTGGGATAAGTTGCAGGTATTCGCTGGTTCCCGGCTCTGCGGGAATCAGTACGTTTTGATAACTCTTCTCAAATTGCAGTGTTTGCGCCATGTGTCCCCACTTGGCGCCGGGGTAAAGTTGTCAGTTGTCCAGACTGACCAGGTAATTATCGCCCTTCATGGGGATAAAAGCAAAATGAGCATATACGATAAAACCCCTCCGGAGAGGGGTTTGATTTCAACTGATGGCTTTGCGTTCTACGGGGGATTTAGGCACCTTTCACCTCTACGCATTGAATATTATCTACGCTTGGCGAAACATCGTCCCAGGACCTCTTATCATCTGCAACTTTCATCGCCTTAATGGCTGCTTTGCACTGCTCCATACTCTGCATGGGAACCACCTGCATATTCGATGTATTGCTGCTGATGACGAAAATCAGGAAGATGTACGCCATCACTTCACCTCCTGCGGGGCGCATGGAGGCGGCATCCAGTGGGTTATCTCGTTTTCGATAGCATCGCCGCAATGATAAAAAGTCTGTGTTTTATGGCTGTAGTGACCGCTTGTTACTTCTCCAATTTCAGCATCCCATAGGATTACCTGCTTGCGGTCTTCCGGTATCCGCTCGCTTACCGGAATCCATCTATCTGCGACACTATCGACGCTCTGCACCGAGTTCAGAGCGGGGGTATCATGCGGGGCGGCTGCGAGCTCACGAACAATGCGCTTAATGCCGTCGATACGGTCATCATCAACAGGGTCTGCCGTTTCAATCCGATCAAGCATCATCAGCGCTGCGTTTGCTTTATCGTTGCATGTCCAACCATCCGGAATCACCGGAGAGTTGCCAGCCTCATAAGCTACGCGCATCCAGTGATAAAAAGCTTCTGTGGTAACACAGCCGCAATCAACCTCAATGACGCTGTTTTGTTGCGATAACCATTCTTCAAATTTCATGACTTACCTCCTTTGAGCATGGCGGATCGGCAGGCGTTCCAGGTGCGCATTACTATCACGGACACATCATCGAACAACCGCATATCCTGGACAAATTTGCAGGCGTCCCTGATAGTCATTTCATCCGGCACTACCGGCGCTGGCTGCGCGTGGAGAATAGATTTCAGCGCTGCCCTCGGTACTGCCGACCAGACCAGAAATACGTCTGGCCTGTCGGTATCCTCTGTCGGGAGAGTGTTTTCAATTTCGTCCAGCGCATCACTTAGCCTCTGAAATGCGTCGCCTGGAACAACATGGCACTCTTCGCCATCAAAATCTTGCAGGCAACTATCATCAGCGAGCTCGAACGCCGCTCCGCAAACGGTGAGCAGCATTTCAATAACGCGACGATGTTCTGCCGTTACGCAATTCACCGACGCTACCGGCTCGCTGTCCATTGCGGCCAGCGCCATGCGGGCCAATGCCGAAGCCTCACCGCATTGCACATGGTCAGTCTCGATAATGTTGAGTAGTGTTTCTCGTGAAAATTCGCTCATTTCCGGTCCACCTTAATTTTGCTGAGCGCCTCAAAGTGCCTGCGCATGGTTTCCTGCACTTCTGGATGCTGCCAGTTGGTATGGATTCCGCCGTCTTCGTCGATGGTGAATTTACCGGCGTTTTCTGTGAGAACCCGCTTGAGGCGTTGTTCGGAACTTTCGATTTTGAACATCACTCAGCCTCCCACTTGATGCCAGCCGTATGAGCCGCCAGGCATTTATTGAACCCGTCGTTGTTATTAGCCAGCCCAAGATTCCAGCCAGCAGTTAAGCCAGCTCTGTAGGCGCTCTCCTGCAAGTTTTCTACAGTGACGGCGCGGGGCTCGCCATCCAGCGGCGGCAGATCTGGAGTGTTCACACCAAACAGCGCCGCCAGTGCGCGATAGTTCTGCTCGCTGTGATAGCGACCTTTGCAGCGGACCAGCTTTTCGGCTGCAGCGTTGATGGTCTGCGCCTTCTCCAGCTTTTCACCGGTCGACTTAGCTGTTTTTCTCCACGTTGCGCAAATACGTTTCTCTGATTCCAGTGCCTCTACCAGCTCCATGGTCTCCGCCGGGGAAAGATGCTCCCCACATTCAGCGTTGATTCTGGCTCTCTGCACCAGTTCGGTGATATCAGTTGTCATGCTCGCCATCCTTCGCAGCTATAATTGCTGCATCCATCAAAGTCGTATGGGTTGTATTGCCAGGTAATGCGGCCACAATGTGGGCAGTTCCAGCGAACCTTTCCACTTTTTGCCTTCTGTCTGCGATTGTATTTTTTTAGCCATTCAGGCATCACCAGTCCGGCACCTTGAACCATAGTTCGGCGGTTGAAATCATTGATATTGAACGTGCGGCGCTTTACTGCATCTGCCATATGGAAGGGCAGCCACACAACGCCTGGCTCATCCGTGTTGGCGGATACAAAAACGAATGCCTTGCTGAAATCATCGGTTGGCAACCCTCCGCTTTGTAACCAGTAAACATCGTTCCCGTTCCAGTCACCTTTTTTATACGCAACGTATGCGCTGCAACCTTGCTCAACCACGCTATCGCATGGGATGTACTGGCAATCCACATGCCATACAGCCAGGGCATCAACAGCATCAGCGCAAATCGGCTGGTCAATCTCTCTCCCGTAGTCCCAGCATCTCTGCGCCTCTTCCTGCGTATAAACGTGCGCGCGGTCGATATTGGAGCTGTATCCGTTTCCGTTATGGCAATGAAACGAGGCGTTGCTCCCCACAGTTTCTCGCGTGCAAAGCATGTAAAAACGGTTGCTCATTTCCCGGCCCCCTCGCGCAGCTGCTTGGCGAAGTCGTCGGCAGCAATTGCAACCCCTTTTGCTAAAGCGTCAAAAAACTGGTCATCACTAGGAATTCGAAGTTTTGCCGCGAACTCCTCCACCCCATCAGCCTTAATTCCGGCTTCGATGTGATCGGTGGCTGGGGTTTCTACTGCCGGCAGAAGCGTGTAATCGCACCATTCTTCGATGTGTGACGGAACATTATCGTCTTCGGTAACAGGACGGAGGCCAGTCATGGATGCGCGTTGCATCACGATCCCCCACACGACACTTCCTACTTCATCAGACCATCCATCACATGCCTGGTCGCGGAAGTCTGCAATCTCAGCTTCAGCAAACTCCGTTGCTTCTTCTGCCGTATCGAATTCTTCATATCCACACTCACTGCCGTATGCAAAGAATCCTTGCGGACCACCTTTCAGCGCCACATTCTCCGCAGCCAGCTGCTGGTACGCTTTCGCCAGCTTCAGGAACTTCTGCTCCCTGATCGACAGCTCGCCTGCGCTCTCCAGGGAGGCGATGAGCTCGTTTACTGCCTGTAATGTGATAGTCATGCTGATGTTCTCCCGTAAACAGCCAGTACCCGTTTCATCGCCGGGCTTTTCCGACACTCGTTGAAAATCTGATTGGTGCTCTTCCTGCCTGAAATTTCTTCTTCAGTAGCCAGCCGGTAGTAAACCGTCCGCCACACCCGAGCTTCAGCTACCAGCACCCCTTGCTTTGCCAGGATATTTGCAGCCTGGTTGATGCAGGTATGAGTCATTCCGGAAGCCGCAGCCACATCTGGAGAGCTGCAGGTTTTATGCGTTTTCAGGTAGTTCAGAATTGCGTCTTTTCCTGTCATGACCGGTTCTCCCGATAGCTGTCCCAGGTAAACGAAATCGTGCAGCCGCCGCCGTCGTTCATGCGGTCGATGACGCGCTCGCCGATAAACTGCGTCAACTCATCCTTAGGCAGGTTGCTGATCAGGATCGTCGGCTTCAGGCGCTCGTAGCGGGTGTTGATGATTTCAAACATGATCATCTTCTCGGCTTCGCTGCCAAACTGAATGCCTACCTCGTCGATAATCAGCAGGTCTGGCTTCGTGAAGTAGGAGATCACCTCATCCTCAGTGCGCGTGGCTGTTTTTGACCAGGTCGATTTAAACTCCCGGGCAATCTTGAGCGCCGTCGTAAAAATGACTGAGCTTTGGTGGTGCTCAATCACATGGCGGGCAATGGCCAGCGCAAGGTGGTTTTTACCGGTACCAGGCTTGCCACACATAACCAACCCGCCTCCCTGCTGGAGTCGATCAGTCCATTTCGATGCGTAGGCCTGGCAGACCCGTAATGCTCGCTCAGAATCCTTCCCAACAGGCTTGTAGCTGTCCAGAGTGCACGTGGAGAAGCGCTCTGGTATGTCCAGCTGTCGAAGCAGCCTTTCTGCAGTTTGCTGGCGAACTCGCTTATCCCAGCGGACCTTTTCATCCCTCAGAAAATTCAGTTCGTCTTCCAGGCAGCCCGGGCAGCGTGTCGGCGGTGATGGCAGATTGATGATGCTGCTGGTCAGTATCCGCTTGCGCTGCTCATACTCGCCATGCTTTTCGCAACAGACGCGTTCGATAACCACCTCGCAATTCGGGATGTCTTCCGGTGGCTTACTCAGCTGATCAAGCATCCGCTCAATGGCAGTGATTTTTTCTTCCAGTTCCATGATCAGTCCCTCGCCCATGATGGGATTTCAGTCTGCCCGTAATCCTTCCCTGCGAAATTTTCGGCAACTCTCACCTGTTGACTTGGTTGAGGCTTGGCACCATTTGGCTCAAACAGGCCTTGCCAGCCATTGGCGATGCTGCGGTTGATAATTTCTTCGGGCGCGTAACCGTTCAGTCTGCAGCGGTCCAGCAGGTTGATAGCCTGGGTGACCGTCTGCTGAGACTTGATCGGCTTTTTCAGGTCGCGACGATATGCCACCCATGACGACCAGATTTCTGCAGAAAGCCAGTCAGGCAACTGAACAGCTAACGCATCGAACGAAACCGCCCGGGGGGATTTAGGGGGGTTATTAATATTGTCTTTATTGTCTTTTGTATGTTTGTCTTTTGTGTTTACCTGATTCGGGTAATAGGCGTTACCTGATTCGGGTAAACTTTTCTTACCTGATTCGGGTAATGTTACCTTTTTCAGGTAAGGTCTCTTTTCTGTACCTTTTACGGGTAAAGATGACCATTCGCTGACCGTTTTATTAATCCCGATAACACGACCGGTTTGAGTTAATATCCCCCGCTTAACCAGGACGCTTTTTGCAGCTGAGCACTTATGCGGGAGAATGCCGGTCATCTCCGAGAGCTGCTCGTTACTGACCCAGTCAGATTTCTTGTTGAAGCCGTATGTTTTGCGCATGACAGCCATGAACACCAAAAGCTGATGCTGCGACAAACCCGCACGCATGACAGCTTCAAGGAGCTCATTGGCGATGCGCGTAAACCCATCGTCGAGATCTGCCACGCGCAGCTCCTGTAGTGCCACGACAGGCACAGGGAAATTGATTACCTCGGCAGTATTTGCCATAATTACTCCTGTGAATTGATCCAGTTAATTCGCGTAGAAAGCCGTTAGTGTTTGCCCACTGCGGCTTTCGCCTTTCTGTTCCCACTTATGCTTCAAAGTCACCTTTCTCTCCCAGCCTGTTAGAAATCAGGATGGCCAGCAGTAGCGACATGTTCGGCAGCAGACTTTCCCGCCAGCGACTCACCGTCGACTTATTCACTCCGGCCACTTTGGCGATATTCGTGGTTCCCAGTTCAGCTATCTGGCTGTGTAACCAGCTTTCTATCCTGCGAGCCTCCACTTTGTTGCGTGTCGTTGAACTCTCCATTTGTGATACTTCCTCTGTGCTATCTAAAAGAGCCGCCAATCAGGCGGCACTGGCTTTTGATGGGGGGAAAACGTCGTCAATGCTGACGCAAGCTCCGTATTTGTTGAGCGCAGCAACTATCTTTCTGCATTGCTCAATACTGAGATCCCGTTTCCCGTTTTCGTAATGGCAGATAGCGCCGGCCGTCAGATTAAGCTCCGTCGCTATCTGGCGCTGTGTAAGCCCTGCTCGACGTCTGATCTTGCTTAGATTGTTCATGTCGGGTCTCCTCTAAACAGTTTTAATATACATATTGTATTCTTTCCTCGCAAGGTAAATATACAAATTGTGACTCGAAGAAAGATATACAACTTGTATCATTTGGGTATGAGCATGAAATGGTATGACCTAGCAAAGTCCCTCATGAAAACGAAGGGCATAAACCAGGAAGAACTGGCAGAGCATCTCGGGATCACCAAAGGTGCCGTTAGTCATTGGCTAAACGCAAGGAGAGAGCCCAGCCTGGAGGACATAGCTAAAATCCTTCGCTTCCTCGGCAAGAATAATTTTTCTGTGGGGGCTGGCGGCATGATAATCGATGAAAACATCAAGGGTGATGTTGAGTACGTTGGGCCATATAAGCGCGGCAACGAATATCCAGTGCTTAGTAGTGTTCAGGCTGGATCGTGGCGAGAGGCTATAGAACCTTATTCCATCAAAGATGTTGATTTGTGGCTTGAGTCCAATGCACATATCCAAGGGGAAGCGTTCTGGCTGCTGGTTGAAGGAGATTCCATGACTTCACCAGTCGGACTTAGCATTCCCGAGGGTACCTACGTTTTGTTTGATACCGGCCGTGAGCCAGTAAATGGCAGCCTTGTGATCGCTAAGCTATCAGAATCAAACGAAGCAACATTCAAAAAGCTGATTATTGACGGGGGCCAGAAATACCTGAAGGGCCTCAATCCCCAATGGCCGCTAGTCCCAGTTAATGGTAACTGCCGCATTATCGGTGTAGCCGTAGAAACCAAGCTTCGCCTTATCTAACCTCCAGCCGGCGCCATGACCGGCTGATCTCCTTCCCGTGACACACTCTTTACGCATTTCAATTCCACGCGCGCCTATCAGCCCTAACAATTTTCGTTGGCTCAAACTGCCAATGGAAAAATAAACATTCATAAAATACAAAATGTTATCTTTCGCAGCAAAAATAAGTATACGTATTGTATTGCAAGTAATGAATACGTTTTGTATATTCAATTCATCCAAACAACACCGGCAACGCCGGGGTGAAGTCAAAACGTCCCGTTAGCCGCGACAAGGTAAAGGTGAAGAGATGATCCGCGAAGAAGACAAGCCTGCATTGCGTAATTTTTGGTTAAAGGTCGTTCCGTTTTTGGTTGCTGTTCTCGCAGTTAGCTATCCGTGCTGGGGTGGCAAATGAGCAAACAAGGCATTCGTTCACTGATTTACTGCCTGCTGATCTGCGGCGTTATCTGGACAGCGTTGATTATCAAAATTCTGCACGCTACGGGGGTGTTCAATGGCTAACTCAATTCCTAACAGCGGACGCGCCGTGATGATGCGCAATCGCCGCACCGGCGCCGCCTGGCTGGTCAGCTTCGACTATCGAGACGGCAGCTACTGGCATGAGCCGCAGGGAAATCTGCGCCACATCCGCCGGCCATACGCTTCACGCAACATTGAGCCGAACCTGGTACCTGCCGGGACGCATTAACCGCGCATATCAGCGCACGAATTTAACTGAGCTATCAGGCAGCCATTACGGTGCCGGGCGTTTCACAACCAAATTTCAGGAGCGAGTTATGAACGCATACCGCGCATACGACGCTATCGAAGAACGGAAATGGGTTGAGCAGTCGCTCACCGAAGAGAAGCAAAAGTGGATTGACGATCGGGCAAAAGAGATCTTTGACAGCCTTCCGGAAGATCCTTACGCGGCACTGCGCCAGTCTGCATCGTCCAGGGCGTTTCCATATGAAGGCCTCCGTAGCGATAAGGCTGTCGAGGTATACAACGATTTACGCACAGCAATAGCTTACGCCCAGGCTGAATACGACTGGGATCACCGCACCGGCTGCCCGTTTTAAGGATGCATGAAATGTCTGAATCTAAAACTCACTACCGAAAAGCTTTTGACTCTCCATACCTGAGCAGCGCCGACATCGTTGAGCCCACGGTGCTGACGATCGCCCGGGCAACGTTAGAAAGCGACAAAACCAAAAAAACTAAAGACGTTTTTAACACCGCTTATTTTGAGGAGCGCGAGTTGCGCCCTGGCGAAAAGCTTAAGCCAATGATCCTGAATGCCACCAACAGCAAGATGCTGAAAAGCATTACCGGATCGCCATTCCTTGAGGATTGGGTCGGCGTGAAAGTCACTGTTTACGTCGATAAAAATGTCAGGTTCGGAAAGGAATCGGTTGAAGGTCTCCGCTTAAGCCCAGCGCGCGTTTCAAAACCTGTGCTTTCGCCGGAAAAAACGCAGGCATGGAATAACGCTAAGGCCGCCTTCAAGCGCGATGGCAACCTGGATGCAGTGCTGGCGAGAATGGACATTTCTCCAGAGCATCGCCGCCAACTGGAACAGGAGTGCTCAGCATGATCTGGCATGACGTCGAGCAAAACGGGGAAGAGTGGGATGCTCTTCGCCTGGGGAAGGCTACCGCTTCAAACTTCGGCTTGATTATGGCTAACGATGGCAAGGCGTTTGGTGAGCCAGCTAAGCGTTATGCGCTTCAGTTAGCTCTTGAGCAGATTAAAGGGTGCAAGTCTGAGTTTGGCTTCACAAACGACCATATGGAGCGCGGCCACGAACAGGAGCCAATCGCTCGCATGCTGTACGAAGAGATGAACTTCGTCGACGTGGATAACGGCGGTTTCTTTGATCACGAAACGTATGGGGATAGTCCAGACGGACTCGTAGGCCGGGATGGGGTGATTGAGATTAAGTCGGTAATTGCCGCCACTCACTACGCCACCCTCACCCGCGGCGCCTTCGATCCGGCATACAGATGGCAACTAATCGGCCACCTTGATTGCTCTGGCCGGGATTGGGTTGACTTCATCAGCTACTGCTCTGATTTCCCTGACGGAAAGCAACTCATTGTTTACCGTCTGACAGCCGCTGAGTGCCAATCAGAAATAGCCCGCCTTCGCGCGAGAAGGAATGAGTTCCTCTCCCTTGTGGCAGAGACTAAGCGAATGATACTGGAGATCGAATGAAGCGCACTCCATTTTACCGCAGACCCGGCAAGGTCGGGAAATTCTCCGGCCTTCGCGAGCGCGTGATCTGGATGATTCAGACGCGCGGCCGCCCTGTAACTGGCAGCGAAATAGCTGAGAAGTTCGGCGTGACGCTCGTCGAATTTAACCGAGTAGCGAACGGCATAACCAGGGGAGAAGGCCGCATTGCGCAGCTGATCGCATCGGAAACCTGGCTCAACGAGGACGGCATCTGTGATCGCACCTTTGACCTGATCACAAGGCCAAAGGTCATTACCCCGCAGGGTAAAACTCGCCTGTTCACTAAGCGATCGATAGCTCAGGCCGCCTCTGGCAACCGCCAGAAATGTATTGATAAAGCGGCCCGGCGCCGCCGGCTTATCGCATCTGGCCTCTATATTGATGAAATGGAGTCAGTCCTATGACCCGCTACTCACTTATCTATGCCGACCCGGCCTGGTCTTACGGGAACACGATCAGCAACGGCGCCGCCGTCGATCACTACCCCACCATGAGCTTGCTCGATTTGAAGCGGCTCCCGGTATGGGAGCTCGCCGCGGATAACGCCGTATTGGCGATGTGGTACACCGGCACCCACAACCAGGAGGCGATCGAGCTGGCCGAGGCCTGGGGATTTACGGTGCGCACGATGAAGGGCTTCACCTGGGTGAAGTTGAATCAGCTGGCCGAACTGCGCATTACCAAGGCTCTGGCAGAGGGCGATGTGACCGATTTTTACGACTTCCTCGCCCTGCTTAATGCCGAGACACGCATGAACGGTGGCAACCACACCCGCGCCAACACGGAAGACGTGCTGATCGCCACCCGCGGCGCCGGGCTGGAGCGCAAGCACGCCGGCATTAAGCAGGTGGTCTACAGCCCGCTCGGCGCGCACAGCGAGAAACCGTGGGAAGTTCGCCACCGCCTGGAGTTGCTCTACGGCGACGTGCCGCGGATTGAACTTTTCAGTCGCAGCGCGGCGCCAGGCTGGAGTCACTGGGGCAACCAGTGCGCCACCGCTTCCGTTGAGCTGATACCCGGCTGCGCCATCGACGTAGTGAAGACGGAGGCAGCATGAGCAAAGGAACCATTATCTGCCTGTGCGATATCACTGGCGTCATGGCTGAGCCGTGGGTTGAAGCAGGTTATCGTGCCGTTCTGGTGGACCCGCAGCACCCTGAAACTTCGATCGACGGTCCTGTTGAGCGCATATCAGCAACCATCCTTGAGGCGATGCCGCGGCTATCTCAGATTATCCGCTCTGAAAACGTCGTCATCGTCATCGGCTTCCCGCCATGCACGGACGTTGCTGTTTCCGGTTCCCGCTGGTTCGAGTCCAAGCGCGCCAAAGACCCGCATTTCCAGGGCAAGGCTGCGCTGGTAGCTGAGCAATGCCGGATGGTTGGCTTGGCGGCTGGCTGCCCGTGGGCATTCGAAAACCCGGTGAGCGTGTTCAGTAGCATCTTCGGCTCAGCCGATTACACGTTCCATCCGTACCAGTTCACTGGGCTGTGCGCGGATGACAACTACACGAAGCAGACCTGCCTCTGGACGGGTAACGGCTTCAAGGCGCCGGCAGAGGATATTCACCCGCAAGTGGCACAGGCGATCGAACGCGTGAAGCAGAACTTTGGCCGGATGGTGCCGAAGAAGAAGGCGCTGGAGGTGTTCAACTTCCATGGTGAGAACCTCATCGCTGACTGGTATCCGGACAACCGCATTCACGAATGCCCACCCAGCGACGAGCGCGCCAACATTCGCAGTGCTACTCCCCTGGGCTTTGCAAGGGCCGTTTTCCTTTCGAATGCACCCCACCTCAATAAAAAGCGGGAGGCAGCATGACGCCAGAAATAGAAAACGTTATGCGCAATCAGGGGCGTCAATGCGTTGATGAAATCCGCCGCGCCCTGAAGGCCAAGCCAAAACCGAAATGGAATGAGGTGGTGCCACCGTTCCTCAAAAAGCACCACGAAAAAATTAAGCCAATGGGCATCAACCTTACGGCATTCGTCAGCAGCATTGGCCGCATGAATGGGCGGTATGGAGTGGAATCATGAGCAAAAACCTACACATCGAACTCGGTGATAAATACGTCGTCACAGGGTCAACGCATGACCTCATCCTGAACGAGAAACGCATCATTAAGGATGGTAAGAACGCCGTTCAGGAAACGCTGGCTCGACTCGGCTACTACAGCAAGTTTGAGCACCTAGTGAAGGAGTTATGCCACCGGGAGATTCTTCAGTCAGAAGCTCAGTCACTGGAAGAATTACGCGACTACATCTTTGCGCTCGGCGAGAAACTGAGTAAGGCGATGGAATCATGAGGTTGAAAATGTATACCCCATCTGGGTCTGTGATCGTCGAAACCAACGACGTCGCGCAGTTTTACCCAGACGTTGCAAGCGGCGGAGAGCTGACCACAATCGAACTGGTTTCGCCAGCCGGCAACCATGGGAAGGTGGCAGTAAAACATAGCTTCCACCAGGTGGCTGGCGCTCTCGCCACGGCCTGGAAAATGGATGAAGACAAGGCAGGTGCAGCATGAGCAAATACGTAAATCTTGATATCTCGATAATGAGCAAGCTTAGCGAGACGCCTTCTCCGTTTAGCCGCCTGTTCTCTGGTGACGTAGGGGCTGAGTGCGTCGATATAGCGAAGGATGAAGGAGATAAAAAAGAGCCGTTCCGCATCCTCGA